TTAAAGGTTTAATTAAAACACAAGAGCAACTTCAAAGTGAGATGATGGCACAACAAGATGCGGCGCTACAACAACAACAGAACCAAGCAATACTTGAAGCTGGAACTAAAATAGCAGGAAATATTCCTACTGATGGTTTACAGCAAGCAGTTGCTTCATTTCAAAACAATAACCAATAGGAGTAATTATGGTTGAACAAGTAACAATAACACAACAAACACAAAACCCAACATTAGAACAACAAGCTCAAACTCTTGATGCTAATTCTCAATCTAAACCAGAAACTCAAACTAATGAGATTTCTACTAAACCGGAATGGTTACCTGAAAAGTTTTCTTCAGTTGAAGAACTTGCAAAGGCTTATAAAGAATTAGAACAAAAGTTTTCTTCTAAACAAGAACCAAAAGCTACAAAAGATTTAAAAATTGAAAATCAAAAGCCTGCGGAAAACACAAATACATTTGATAAATTTTATAATGAATTTGCTGAAGCCGGAAGTTTATCTGAAAAAAGCTATTCTGATTTAGAAAAAATGGGTCTTAATAAGCAATTAGTTGACGCTTATATAGCTGGCCAACAAGCTTTATCTGAAAGAGAAAATGCATCTATTATGAGTTCAGTAGGTGGAGAAGATAATTATAAACAAATGCTTGATTGGTCTTCTAAAAATCTATCAGAACAAGAAATAAATACCTTTAATGAAACTTTAGAAAAAGGAACATTACAACAAGTGCAATTAGCTGTTGCAGGTATTAATGCTAGATATTTAGCAAATACAAAAGAACCAAATTTATATTCTGGAAGTAAAACAGCTTCAAATGTTGGTTATCAATCAGTTGCCGAAATGTTAGCTGATATAAATAATCCTAAATATAAAAGTGACCCAGCTTACAGAAATTCTGTAGAGCAGAAAGTTAAATTTTCAAACGTAATATAAATGTGGGGATTTTTAGTAGGATTAATTAAAAATCCTATCTTTAGTTTAATAGCAGATAAAACTATAGGAGAAGTTAAACATTATTTAGAAGTTAGAAAAATTGAAAGAGTAGCTGAAATAAATGCTATGAAAGATGTTTCAGTTGCTCAAGTTGAAGAAAGTTCTAAATCTTTAAAAGATGAATGGTTAACTTTATTTATATCTGGAATAATACTTTTTTGTTTTATTCCTAAATTTCAACCTTACATGATTAAAGGTTTTGAAATTTTAAAAAATGCTCCCACTGAAATACTTTGGGCAATCATTATAGTTTTTATGGGAAGCTTTGGTGTTAACGTTTTAGATAGGTATAAAAAATAAGTGAATAACAAATTACTTGTTCATAAACATTTAATTATAAGAGCAGAGTCAAAAGAACCACCAGACAATGAAATTACTATTAAAAAATGGTTATTAAGATTTATTAAAAGTATTGGAATGAAGCCACTTATTCAACCAATTGCTAAATATTGTGAAATGGTTGGAAATAGAGGTTTAACAGCAGTTGCTATTATTGAAACGTCACACATAGTCATTCATACTTGGGATGAAGTTTCGCCAGCTCTTATGCAAATAGACATATATTCATGTGGTGAATTTGATGAAAAAAAGATTTGTAAAAAATTAAATAAAGATTTTAATTTATCTAAAATAGAATTTAAGTATTTAAATAGAGAAACTGGATTAACAGATATTTCTAGCGGTATTATAAATTACTAACCCACTCTTCTTAAAGAGGGGTGACCATCACAAAGATAAAAATTGCCTTGGAGTATTACTTGCGAGTAATACAGAAGAGATAACTATTTGAAGTATGTGGTGATTTTTAAATAAACAACTAAACGGAGATAACTAATGGCTAACGCTACAGTATCTCGTTTGGGTCAATCTAACCTTGCTGGCGATGTAAATGCGCTATTCTTAAAAGTATGGAGCGGAGAAGTTCTTGCTACATTCATGAGAGAAAACCAAATGTTGAATATGACACAAGTACGTCAAATTCAATCTGGTAAAAGCGCTCAATTTCCAGTCATAGGTACAACAACTGCGTCTTACCACTCTGTTGGTGAGGAAATAGTTGGTTCTTCAGTTAGACATGTTGAGAAAACAATCAACATTGATGACTTATTAATCAGCTCTGCTTTCCTTGCAAATATTGACGAAGCTAAAAATCATTACGATGTAAGAAGTATTTATACTTCCGAAATGGGACGAGCACTAGCTAATACAGTAGACAAAAATCTACTTCAATTAGCTGTTCTTGCTTCAAGAGCTTCTGCAAATTACACAGGTGGAAAAGCTGGATTACAAATAACTGATGCTGATAGCGATACAAACGCTACTTCTTTAATCGGTTCTATTTTTGATGCGGCTAAAGCATTAGACGAAGCAGATGTGCCTAGTCAAGATAGGTTCTGTGTTGTTAAACCAGCTATCTACTACAAATTAGTTCAAGACGATAAGATTTTGAACAGAGATTTTGGTGGACAAAATGGTGTTTACAGCGATGGTACAGTAATTAAAGTTGCTGGTATCAACATTGTAAAATCAAACACAGCAGTTGACGCATTTGCGGATAACAGCGCCGCAGTATCAGGAGCAAACAATACGTACAACGTAAATGCCGCTACTGTTACAGCAGTTGTATTCCATAAGAGCGCAATTGGAACTGTTAAATTAATGGATTTGGCTATGGAGTCTGAATACGACATCAGAAGACAAGGTACATTAATGGTTGGAAAAATGGCTTTAGGTTCTGGAATTTTAAGACCAGAGTCAGCAGTTTCAATCAAAACAGCATAAGACCTCTAACGAGAAATACGGCTTGGCGTATGAAATATTACGCCAAGTCACAATAATTTCATGGCTACAATTACAACAAGAACTACAGAATTAGAAACTGTTAACACAATGTTAAGCACTATAGGAGAAGCTCCTATTAATAGTTTAACAGGAAATTTACCTACAGATGCCACAATGGCAATTAACATTCTGAATGAAGTTAATAGAGAAGTTCAAATGGCAGGTTGGAAATTTAATTCAAGTTATAAAGTTACTTTATCAAGAAATAACGATAACAAAATTCCAGTTGCATCAAATGTATTACATATAGAATTTAACCATTTAAAAGAAAATAGAACTGCTTATGACCCAGTATTAAGAGGAAATTTTTTATTTAATTTAGCTAAAGAAAGTTTTACTTGGGATAAAAATTTTGAAGATGTATTTGTAATTTATTTATTACAATTTGAAGATTTACCAGAACCAGCAAGACATTATATTAAAATAAGAGCTTCAAGAATATTTCATGATAGAACTTTAGGAGCAACAGCTTTACATAAATACTCTAGCGCTGATGAATTATCAGCTTTATCTTTATTAAGACAATCAGATAACTCAAATGCTGATTATTCTATATTTGACAGTTTAAGCCAATTCAGAACAGTTAATAGAAATTCTGGCATTAAATTAACTTCTTAAAATGCCACTTATAACAAGAAGTATATCTAATTTAATAGGTGGTGTAAGCCAACAACCTGAAATTTTAAGATTAGATAATCAAGCTACAGAACAAATTAATGGATTGTCAAATGTGGTTGAAGGTTTAAAAAAAAGACCACCGACAAAACATATTGCAAAAATTTCTAATACATCTTTTAGTAATGCTTTTATTCATACTATTAATAGAGATACAGTTGAAAGATATGTAGTTGTAATAAGAAACGGCGCATTACAAGTTTACACAATAAATGGTGTTCAAAAAAATGTTGTAATGCAAACTAATGCTGTAAATTATTTAACAGCAACTACACCAAGAGCAGAATTTAAAGCTTTAACAGTTAATGATTATACATTTATTGTTAACACGTCTAAAACAGTTTTATTATCTAATACAACAAGCACTGCTAAAATTGAACAAGCGGTTTATACTGTTAAGCAAGGAGTAAATAATACTAAATATTCTATTACAATAGATGGAACAACTTACAGTTTTACAAGTGCAAACACATCTACAGAAAGTATAAGGGACGGAGTATTTAGTGCAGTTGGAAGTCCGGCAAATATAACTGTAGCAAAAATTGGTAATTCAAGTTTTTCTATAATTAAATCTGCAAGTACATTATCTATTTCAGCTTCAGATGGTTATGGAGACCAAGCTTCTCAAGTCATAAAAGATAAAGTTCAAAATTTTAGTGACTTACCAGCAGTTGCTATTAATGGAATGGTAGTTGAGGTTGCTGGTAATGCAGACAATAATTTCGATAATTATTACGTAAAATATTTTACAAATTCAAATGTGTGGGAAGAAACAGTAGCTCCAGCTACTAAAACTACATTAGATAAAGATACAATGCCTCATCTATTAATTAGAACGGCAGATGGTCATTTTAGATTTACTCAAGCTGATGGCTCCACTTATACAATTTCGTCTACCAATTATACAGTTCCTTCATGGGGTACAAGAGAAGTAGGTGATATTGAAAGTTCTCCAAACCCATCTTTTGTTGATACTAAAATTAAAGAAATATTTTTTCATAGAAATAGACTTGGTTTTCTTGCAGATGAAAATGTCATTATGTCAAGAGCAGGGGAATTCTTTGAATTTTTTAATGAAACAGTAACAGACGTTTTAGATACAGATATTATAGATGTAAATGTAGCTCATACAAAAGTTTCTTTATTAAATCATGCTGTTGCTTTTGATGAAAAATTATTATTATTTTCAGACCAAACACAATTTATTTTAACAGGTGGTCAATCATTAACACCAAATAACGTTAGTGTTGCAGTTACTACTGAATTTGAAAATTCATCCGGCGTTTCACCTGTTGGTAATGCTAAAAACGTTTTCTTTGTTTTTAATAAAGGTGCTTATTCTGGAGTTAGAGAAATGTATGTTGAACCAGATGGCGAAACAAATAATGGTGAAGATATAACAGCTAACGTTCCTAAATATTTACCATCAGAAATATTTAAATTTGCAAACGCTTCTAATGAAAATATATTAGTATTATTAAGTTCAAAAAATAATTTTAAAAATACTTTATACGTATATCAGTGGTTTATATCTAATTCTCAAAGATTACAAAGTGCTTGGCATAAATGGACAATAGGTAATTCAAATAATACAGAAATACTAAATGTTGATTTTATTGGTACTGATTTATATTTAGTTATTAAAAGGTCAGATGGAACCTATATTGAAAAAATAGACTGCGCTCCAGCTTCAGTGGATACAGGAGCAAATTATTTAACTCATTTAGATAGAAAATTAGATAACACAGAAATAGTTTCTGAAACTTTTAATTCAGGAACAAATCAAACAACTATAGTTTTGCCTTATACTATTGATAGTACAATGAAACTTGTAGGTAAATCTGGAGGAGTAAATTTAGCTGGCCAAGATATTAATATAATATCACAATCTGGAACAAATATAGTTGTTAGTGGAAATATAACTTCTTTTGATTATTTTATTGGTGAACAATATAATTTTACATATACTTTTTCACAACAATATTTAGCATTAGGAACAGCATCAACTACTGGTTCAAGAACAAGAATAAGAGAAGGAAGATTGCAAATTAGAAACTGGACTGTTTCTTATAATGACACAGGATTTTTTCAAACAGCAGTTACACCTGTTGCAAGAAGTACAAGTTCATCAACATTTACAGGAACAATTACTGGAGTTGGTTTATTAGGTAATGTCAATTTAGAAGATGGAGATTTTACTTTTTCAGTTCAAAGTCAAAATGAAAATTTAACAATTTCTCTTACAAATAACAGTCATTTACCAAGCAATTTTGTTAATGCCGAATGGGAAGGATATTATGTATCTCAAGCATCAAGTGCCTAAACCATACATAAGAATTGCTACTGAAAATGATTGTTGGTTTTTATCAAAAAATTTAAGAAAAGAAGATTATCAAGAAATAAAAGCATCTACAGGTTTACCTGCAATATTATGTTTACTAGCAGGATTAAAAATTAGCCAAGTACCTTTAGTAGTTTGTAATGAAAAAGGAAAAATTATTTTGATGTTAGGTGTTGTACCAAATGGATTAATTGGAACTATTTGGATGGTTGGAACAAAAGATTTAAAAAATATGAGTTTAACATTTATTAAAAATTGTAAAAAAACTTTTGAAGTTTTAAAAAATAATTTTCAAGTTATTCACAATTATGTAGATGCAAGAAATGATTTACATATTAAATGGCTCAAATGGATGGGTTTTTCTTTTATAAAAAAACATAATTATTATGGAGTTGAAAGAAGACCATTTTATGAATTTGTAAAAATATAATGTGCAATCCTGTTGCTATTGCGGCCGCTAGTGCTGTATTTACGTATCAACAATCTGTTGAAGCTCAAAAAACACAAAGAGATGCACAAATAAGACAAAATGAAATTGCGGCAAAGAATTTAGAAAATAGAAGAGCAAATTTACAAACAGAGTTAATTCAAAAAACTACAAGAAATATTCAAAAAATAGGTAAAGCTGAAAGTGAATATAAAAGAAGAAGAGCTAGTTTCCGAGCTATGGACAAAGGTTTTACAGGAAACACTTATGAAGGACTATTAGCTAACTATTATGATTTTGAAGGACAATATAGAAATGCAGTTTTGGGCAATATTGCGACTGATAAAGCTCAATTTAGAAATGATTATTTAACAGCTAATAATATTTATGACAGTCAAACAACTTATGTCACAAATGTAAATTATGCTGGGTCTGCTATAAATTCAGGACTTCAATTTGCAACTTCTTATTATAATTACAAATCACAACAAGAATTAAAAGAAGCAATAAATCCAAAATATACTTACAACGAAAACATTGATTTATCAGAATAATGGCCAGAAAAGAACAAAACCCAAGTTTTTACGTAGACACACCAGAGCAACAAGTAACAGCTAGAGACTTTGATATATTTTACAAACCTCAACAAGAACCTAAAAATCCTGTTGTTGCGGAATTAGCTAAATCTTTATCTACGTTTGTGCCTGCTTTGCAATCGTACAATGTCGTTCAAGAAATTAAGGATATTAAAAAACAAGAAGCACAAGCTGTAGCGGATTTAAATGCTAATAAAGTTACTTTTGAAAAATTAGTAAAAGATAAAGAGATACCTCAAGGAGCAAATCCTCATTATTGGAATAAAATGATGGAGCTTCATTTAAATTTAAAAGCTAGAGAGTGGCAAAGAAAATTTGATGAATACTATGCTGAAAATGATGTGGCAGGAAGATTGTCGCCAGATGCTTTTAATGCGGCTTATGTTGAGCAAATGGAACAATTTTATAAAGATAATGAACTTAAAAAATACGACCCATTAGCTTTAAATAATGCTTTTTTTAAAAAGACTTCTGAATACAGAACGCAGTTAGAAAATAAACATGAAGATGAAAGATTTAAAAGAATTAAGGAAGTTACTGAAGATAATTTTATAAAAAATATTTCAGGAACATTGATAGATTTACAAAAAAATAAATCTGAAATTGCGGATGTTAATGGATTTATTAGAGACGAAACACAAAGTTTAATTAAATTAGGAACAAGTCCAACAAGAGTTAATGATTTATGGATAAAAGGTTTTAAAAATTATCTTGAAGTTATTAATGATGATGAAGGATTTGAATATGCAAGAAAAGTTGTTGATGGTTTATCTGAATTAAAATTTACTACTGCTTTTTTTGCTGGAGAAACTGGGACTAAAAGAGGTATTGCACTACAAGGTGAATTTAAAAGGTTAATAACAGCTAAAGAATTAAATTATCTAACTATAAAAAATAACAGAGATAAAGCTGTAGATGAAAATAAAAAGCAAATTTTATCAAATGATTATTTTAAACAATTAGAAGACCCAACTTTTGATTTAAATAAATTTATACTTAAAAATAATTACGTTGGTAAAGATAAAGAATTTTTATTACAAATACATGCAGGCGTTCAAAATGCAAAAAATGTAACAACATCAGATGGTGATGCAATTATTGAATTAAATGATTTACAAAAAACAGACCCATACAAAGTTAGAGATAGAGCTACCGAACTTTTAAAAGCAAGAAAACTAACATTAACGGATTACAAAGCATTTGATGAAAGTGCCGGTCGTTACAATGTTTTAGAAAGTAGCGAATACTTTAGAAGTAGTAGAGTTTATCAAAATTATAAAAAGATGTTTGATGATAAAGCTTTTTCACAATATCCAACTTTAACATTTGAATTACCATTAATTAAAAATGAATTTGAAAAAGATTTAGTAGATTACTACCAAAAACAAGTGCAAGCAGGAAAGTCAGGTAGAGAATTACAAAATCTTATTGATGCTGAAATTAAATTATTATTTATAAGAAATTTACAAAAATCTGTTTACGGACAAAATTCTGAAATAATTAGAAACGTAGCTCAAAGATATGGAATTTACTTTGATGAAAATTTAAATCAACCTACTCAAAAAAATAAAAAATAATGGGACAAATAATAAATAGAAACGGAAAAGATTATGTTTTTCCAGACAGTTATACTCCTGAACAAATAGAAGCCGAAATTAACAAATCAAATAATGTTACTAACGTAAATTCTCAAAAAGCAAATACGCAAACACCTAAAGAAGAAGACAACAAAAGGAGTTTTGTAACAGATATTCCTTTGCAAGTTATTGGCGGAATAAGAGATGGCGTCCAATCTGGTATTAATTTAGTTGAAAGTCTAAATGAAAATACAAATATGGGTGGTCTTGTATTTGGTGATAATGCAAGAAATGGTGTTGCCGAATGGTTAACAACAGAACAAATGAAAGAAAGAAACCTTGGTTTCATAGGTTCTGGAAAAATTGGAGAAAAAGACGCTGTAAAATTACCTGAAGTAGACAAAGCTGAAACTATTGCCGGAACTTTAACAAGAGGAGTTTCTCAATTTATAACTGGATGGTATGCAACAAAACCTCTAAAATTATTTAGCGCAACAACAAAAGTTGGTAAATTTGCAGGTGCTACAGCACAAGGTGCGGCCGCAGATATTGTAGCATTTGATGAAGATACAGGCAGAGCTGTAGATACGATTACTGAAGTATTTCCATCATTACAAAATCCTTTATTTGAGTATTTATCGTCAGAAGGAAAAAATGAAACTTGGTATGAAGCGAGATTAAAAAATGCTTTAGAAGGTGGAATTTTTGGAACAGCAATTCAAGGTGTTGCTACTGGTATAAAATATTCACCTGAAATAATAAAAGCAACTAAAGACCAAGTTCTTGATTTTGCAAAATACATTAAGATTAGAAGACAAGAACTTAATGGTGAAGCAATTGATATTAATAAATTAAAAGAGCTTGAAGAAAGTTTAATAACTTCAGTTGAAAATCAAATAACACCAGTCGGTAAAGCATCAACCAAAAAATTAGTACAAAAAATAGTTGATGAAGCAGGGACAGCAAAAGTTGGAGAAGTATTAGAAGACATTAAAGTTAAAACTACATCAGACGAACTAACAAATAAAATTGTTCAATCATTTGATGATTTTATAAATAGCGCAAGAGACCCAAATACTAAAACATTAGATTGGAAAAAATTAAATGAAAGTTTAGATTTTAAATTATCTCCTAGAGCTTATGCTGATACAGACTTTGGAGTTATAGTTTTAGACGCACTTCAAAAAGTTGTAAGAAGTGAAAAGAAATTTGACGTAATTACAGATAAAATTATTGAGTTACAGGCAAATAAAGCTGGTGGTGACATTTTACAAACTACAAAAATGCTAGGACAACTTGGTGACAAACTTGAAAGCGGTCTTAAATATATGTGGGCTTCTCAAGCTATACAACAAAACCTTGCAGATACTTTGTATAAAATGGCAAAATCAATTGCTAGTAATGAAAAAATATATACTGAAAATGATGCAAGATTAACAACTGCTTTGTTAATGAGGTTAAGTAGATTTGATGAAAAAGTTACTTCAAATTTAGGAAGAGGTTTAAGATTAAGAGGAGTTTTAAAAGACTCAAATGTAGATTTAAGTAAAGACTCAATTGTTCATTTAGTAAGAAATTTTGACAATTATAATGGTGATTTCAAAGAATTTTTAAATTCAGTTGCATTAGTTAAAGATAAAGATGCATTGATTAGAGTTACAGATGTTATTTTTAAACATAAATTTTGGAATATGGCAAATGAAACTTGGATGATTGCCGCATTAGCTGTACC